CTTTTGTATAGTTTGCTAATGCAGATACATCAAATCCCATTTTATTTTATTTTTATTTGTTTAATAAAGCGTTTCTATATTTTTCAATTCTATCGTACTTCATATCTTTTGTAGTTACGTTAGAACCAAATGTTTGTTTCGGTTGCGCAATAGGTTCAGCGTTAGGTGTCTTAGTAAGTGCTTCTATAAGTTCAGCTACTTGACTAAAGCCATTCTTAACTTTTGCCTCTAATTGTGCTACTTGTGTTTTAAGATTTTCGTTTTCAGAAACTAAAGCAGCGATTTCGTCTGCCATTTTCTCATCCATCTTTTTACCCATTTCAGCAGGAGTTTCGTCAGCGATTTCCGCTTCTGCTTCTGGAGTTTCGATAGAAATAATCTTAGCGTTTTCGTCTAACTCGATTTTAGTTCCGTCTGCTAATTGGTGTTCGCCAGTTGGAGCAGGTGTTCCGTCAGCTAAAGTAACTACACCGCCAATAGCTAATTCGCTAATCATAACCTTTGTACCATCCATAAGGCTATATTCTGCGAATGTAACAGGTACTTCTTCGATAGGTGCAGGAGCAGGAGCAGGTGCTTCTACTTGTGGCATATCTTCGAATAAAGCCCTAATTTGCATAATTGCATCTTTTGCGTTCATCATTCTTTTTGTTTAAATATTAATAAAAGATTTTGTTTATCATTTAACCCGTTGCAATATTTCCTTGATTGCATTCATAAGTTCTTGTTCTTTGTTAGGCTTTGTCTTGTAGGTAAATAACCCTTCTACGCTAAAGCCTTTAAATTTTCCCTCTTTAACATCGTTCCAAACGCCTTCGTTGTCTACTTTGAAAGAACCAAACCAAGACCCGTCTGGTGCATCTTCAAATCCTTTCATTGGTAAGATACCACGGCTTGCATCGGTAATAAAGCTTTCAAACATAGTAACGCCTTCTACTTGTTGGTCAGGCGAGTGCATTAAATTTACGTTTGACTGGTAGCCTCTTTTGAAAAACTTTTGCGCAATCTTGAAAATAGTATCTTTACTAAAGACCACATAATAATCGCCGTAAGTAGCATCACTGCGAAAAATAGGTACATCAGCAAGCATAAGAGGTCCACTAATGATACGCTTATCTTCGCTAACCACTTCAAAGCGTTGTTGGTTTTTAAAGGCATTCCAATTCTTTTGTATAGCAGGTCTGTCTACGAGTGCCACATAATCAACCTCGGCATCGTCATTCATATCCTCGCTAATGTCTAATAAATAAACAGGTAAGTCCATATTCTTAAATATTAAGGGTTTTAAATTGTTATCATTTAACCGAACCTTGCTCTTTGCTGAATAGCTGCAATCCTTTGTTGGTTACTTGTTACATCGTTCTCAACAACGTAAGCCCTAACGGCTTGGTTACCTATTGCGTTAATAGTTTGGCTGCTTAGGTTTGTAGTAGCTGCTTGTGGTTGTGGTGGAGCTATTGGGGCTGCTGCCGATAAGCTTGGTGCAGTCATATTACCGCCACCGCCACTTGCTGCCCCTGGAACTTTAGTTGATATAATGTTTTTAACCGCACTAAATCCCGTAGCCGCAGCAAGTGCAACGGCAGGAATAGCTGCAGGAAATCCTAACTTAACACCCGCAGAAATACCTTGATAAGTATTAATCAATGCAGCCGATATTGCAAGAGCCTTTCCTGCTGCCGTTTCTTTACCTAAAATATCGCTAACCGCAGTTAAAGCCGATGCAGTTTGTTGTGCTAAAGCTATCTTTTGTTCCGAAGTTAATTTATCTATTTGAACTGATGCCTTTGCTGCTTCTTGTTGTTTTTGAATACCCTGTAAAGCAAAGTTAGTCGTAGTAGACACAACCTTCATTTGAGCATTTATCCTGTCATTATCTTCTTTTTCTTTTTCTGTTTTAGCCTTTTCATCTTCCTCTTTTTTATCTTTAGCAAGTTGCTTCTGACTGATAAGATTATCTTGTTGTAATAGCTTCCTTCTGTCTTGTTGGTTCTTTAATAAATCAGCAGATAATTGTTTTTCATCTGCTAATCTTTTATCGTTTTCTGCTTTACGTTTAGCAGCAGCTTCTTTACTTGCTTCTGCTTGTGCTTTAGCTACATCATCCGCTCTTTCTTTATCTGCAGCAGCTAATTCTCTATTTAATCTTTTACCTAATTCAGCCGTGTTTGCACCATCTTGTTTTATAGCTTCAGCATACCTATTCTTAGCTTCAATCTTTTTCTTTGTGTATTGGTCTACTTGGTCGCCATGTTCTTCCATGAACTTTTTATTGACCCTTAAAGTTTCAGCACCATCTTTCTTTAACTTATCTAATGCCCTTGTAGCATCACTCGTAACACCAATAAAATCAGTTATTGAGTTAATAGTTTTACCTATAAAGTTTCCAAAAGTTTCAAGACCAGGAATAGCACTTAAAACTGCCTTCTTTACTTTGTCAAAGTTAGCAGCTACTAAACCAATAGCGATTGCTAAAGCACCTATACCCGTTGCGATAATTGCTCCACGCAAAGTAGAGAATGCACTTACTACCTGCGTTTTAATAACTGTACCTAATTGTCTAAAGCTATCTATGCTTTCCCCCACTGCTTGTAAGCCTTGAGATAAAGCCATAGCAGAATTTACTTTAAGTAATGTTTTCTCTAAGTCCTCGTTCTCTTTTCCAAATAAAGCTGTTGCACCTTGTAAGGCACTAAAGCCACCTGCTACACCGCCAAGCGAAGCAGTTAAGGCTTTAAACTTAGCATCTGGATTGAATGCATCAATTAAACTTTTAGCATCTCCGATTTGGTCTTTAAGTTCAGCTGCCCTCTTTGCTGCGTTTACGGCTTCCTTGCTACTTGCTCCAAACTGCTCGGATAGTTTTGTTACCTCAGCCGTTGCTTCTCTTAGCTGCGCTTTTAACGAGCCTAAAGCTTGGTCTTGGTTACCACCGACCCTTATATCAAATGATAATTGAGTATTTTCTGCCATTAGTATTGTGTTTCTATTACTTTAAGAAATGATAGTTTAGTAGTGTTGTATTCCATTGGGTTGTAATTCTCAACCTTGTTAAGCCTAAATAATACCCCGTCTATAAATACATACTTACTAAAATCTAAATTGAAAATGTCTATAATATTAAGTAACCCATAGCAAGTTAATAGCTTACTATCCTTACTTGTTATCTCTGCAAGGTAAGGACTATGATAAGCATTAAATACGTTTACCTCTGGGTATCTATTAGGGCTAAATTGTATCTCTTTAGGTGCGCCAAAGTTTATATCGTTTTGTGGGTTAATAGGGTCGTCTAAGTGTCCTGCATAACCATACGAAGTATAAGAACCTAAGTTATGATTTACATTCTTAATATGCCAAGTGCTTACGCCTGTTATTTTCTTTGTTTGCATTATACGAATGATGCTATCCATTCTATCTTCTGCGTTATTACTATTGGACTTTTTATAGATAGCAGGGAATACTTTATCTTCTCCTGTTGCTTGATAAAGTACAGATGCAGCAAATATAACTTCTAAGGTGTCGGTTTCTTTTACAAAGTCAAACTCGGTATCGTAAATAAAATCTCCATAACCTTCGGTGTACTTCTTGCGATAGTTTTCGTTATAGAAGTCATTGTCTTGCTTGAACTTGTAGTTATAGTAACGAGCATTAACCTCACTCATTGGCTTAATGCTTAAAGGTTTTGACCTATCTATTTTGTTAGTCCAATCTTCTGCATTAGCCGATACTTCAGGATAGAAGTCCACATACGGACTAATAACCAGTTCTTTGTCGTTAAACTTATTCTCATACACATAAAGGTTAAACATTTTAACAATGCTTAAAAAGAAATCACTTTGAAATATACCCCTTGGGATAGTTTCATTTATTTTAATTGTTTCTCCTAAGTTAATTTGCACTTGTGTAGGTGTGCTTGTAGTTACAACTAATTCTCCTAATGTAATGTCAAGTATAATTCCGTTACCTAATATTTGAACCTGCATTGTATTGGTATTAGCAAACGTTATATTATTAACTGTAAAATTGCAGTTCATAAACGTGCTAACACTTGCATCGAAGTCCTGTCTGCCTATTTCTGTTCCGTTCTTTTTAAGTATAACAGAATAGTTTGGCAAACTTGGGTTAAAAAATGTTACGTTACCCCTTAATAAAATATTTATATCTGTTGTAATAGTTACACCACTTGTGTATGTAAACAACTGACCTAAGCCGTCAAGTGTAAAGCTACCTGCCGTAATTAAAGTATATTCTACAATATCATTTAAATTAGTGTTTATAGTAATTAGTTTAGCTGCTGCGCTAAGGCTTGTATTATTTAAAGCCGTAATCTTTGTTTGGTTGTTCGGAATGATTAACCTATTGAATAAAGCCGTATTAAAAAATGGGCAACTAAAAGTATAATCTGTTCCTGCAAATATCTTTTGTAAATATTCCTTAACATACAAAGCAGGTCTAAAGGTTGTGTATTGAAAGTCCTTTTTAGCCACCCCGTGTCCACCTGCGCCACCTGAACCATTGCCCGTACTAACATCTCCATAATCAATAAGTGGATAGTAATAACCAGAACCCCCTGCGTTATCCCAACTATTGCTAATATTAGCTACGCTATAAGTATGGTTGTAAGCACTAAAATCTAAATCTTCCAAACGCTTATTTCCTAACTGATTAATAAAACCACCTAACTCCCCCACAACACAACATTGGTATTCAATAGTTTCTTTATCTATAACTATTTCCAATATTCGTAAAGTGCCTTTAAATATCTGCACTTTTTCAATAAAGATTTTGCAGTTAGCTTGTTTAGTTACGTTGTAATTATACCCTACGTTTGGTAGGTCATTATCCGTAAAGTTAGCATTGTTAAGTTCGAAGATGTAACCAAAAATTGCATTATTAAGCCCCGTTCCTGGTATGCTAATTGTTTTACTAAAAGCAGTATTGCGACTACCGAACTCACTTACATCATCAATGGCATAAGTAAACTCGGTAGATATATCTTCCAATAAATCAATCCTTCTATCCTCTATATAAATTTCTGTACTTATCATTATCTGAATTGGCTTGTTAAGTATCTTCCTACTTCTATTTCAATTTCAAAGTTAAATAGTTTATCTGCGCTTTCTATCTTGTAATCGTAGTTTGTTGCGCTTATGGTAACAGGGAAATAAGCACCAAGAACCTCCATATATACAATAGGGCTTGATACAAGCTGAGCCAACCAAGCATAATCCTGCTCAGTAACCCAATCAGAAGTAAGCCTATATTTATCTTTATGCTGAATAGCGTAGTTGAAAGTTGTTTCGTTAAACTTGTTATATCCATCTGAGTTTTTCATTTGACCACCTACAAGCTGCCAATCATTACGCCTGTATGATGTCCTTTCGAATTCGCTTGACCTTTTATTAACTAAAGTAAAGCTCTTTGTTTCCCAACCGCCTAATCTATTTAGGAACTCTAAGTTGTATTGTTGGAACTTAGGATAGCACTTTTGTCTTAGCTTGATAACCCTTGATTGAGTAGTGCCACGCTTTAAGTAAAAATTATATCCGTAAGTGTTTGCGTTAATAATAGTAGAACCTGCAAAAGTATTTATGTGTGATGCCTCTAAGTTAAACAAGTTAAACTGACCGCTTAACGTAATGTTGCCAGATACAGTGCTTGTTACCGCTTCGCTTTCGTTTACTACTTCTACCCAAGCCGAGTAAGTACCTGAAGTTATTTTTAAGAACGAAGCGTAAAAGTTATCTCCGTATTCGATAGCTATGTTATCTAAATCCCTTTCGGTTAAAAAGTTATCCTTAAAGTTTTCTAATTGTAAACTGCTATAATAGGTAGCTAAATCCAAATAGGTCTGGCTTTCCATAAAGAACACATCAGCAAACAATGGGGGCACAAAGTTATAGG